TACAGATTTCTATTTGTCCAGCAAACTTTGGGCTGCTCGACCCGGTTAAAATAAAAAATCCCCCACCGGTTGCAGTCGATGGGGAAAAATAAAATTAGGAAGCGATTTAATGGATAACCTCATTGATAGACTTATTCAAAAATCAATAGAGTCTTTTTTAATGGGCGTTGAAATTTATAATAAACCTACTATTCGTTACAGAATAGAAGGCTTCTCGATGTTTATTTGTAACGCTTGGGAGTTGCTTCTAAAAGCATATATGATTAGACAGTTTGGAGAAAAGTCTATTTATTATAAAGATAATCCGAGCAGAACATTATCTTTAGAGAATTGTGTAGCAAAAGTCTTCACAAATAAAAAAGCGCCTTTACGTGTCAACCTAGAAAAAATAATTGAATTAAGAAATACTAGCACACATTTTATCACAGAGGAATATGAAATGGTTTACGTGCCATTATTTCAAGCTTGTGTTTTTAATTATACGGAAAAAATTCAAGATTTTTTTCAAATTAATATGGTGCATTATGTTCCACAAAATTTTTTAACTCTTACAGTAAGTATGAAACCTTTAAATATAGAAGAAATAAGAGCAAAATATCCTGTGGAATTAGCGAATAAATTGATTAAAGCAAGTCAAGACATTGAATCTTTGTCTGCTATAGAAGATAATGCAGATTTTGCAATTAAAATTGAACACTATCATTATATTACTAAGGACAAAAATAAAGCCTCCAATACCATTAGAATTGATAAAGATTCAAATGTTAATGGCGTGATTCTTAAAGAAGTGCAGAATCCTAATAATCTGTATTGCTACAATATGAAACGTTGTATTGATTTAATAAATCGAAAGCTTTGTTCTAACGGAATCAACGTAAAGATCAATAAATATCAATTTGGTCTATTTGTAACCCACTATGGTATAAAAGAAAATTCAAAGTTTTGTTATTGCTATAAGATTACGAAGCAACCATTATATAGTTACTCAGCAGCTACGATAGATTTAATTGTATCAGAAATAGAAAAGGACCCAGAGAATATTTTTGGGGTCCTAAAAGAAAAAGTTAAAAAAAAGAAGGAGACCCCAGGGGCAAAGGATTCTAAGCATTAAAGCCTACTCCCATTTGGGAACCCAGCCTTTTTCCTTCACGAGTCTTCCTCATCTATATTATACTCAGGAAGCAAAGAAAAATCAACTAATTTTGAGATTTTAGCGGTAATTACTGAAAAAGACGCCCGCTTCTGTTGGCGCAGAAACGAGCGGCAAAAATAGAACAGCTTACCCAAAGTGGATAATGCGTCCGAACAACGAAATTATACCACTTTCGGGGTAGGCTTGGCAAGTCTTACTTTGGAGGTGGTTTTTATTATGGCAAAAAGCAATGCAAAATATAACGGACGTGTCTGCGTCCGCGTTTATCTGGGCAGAGTGGACGGAAAACCAAAATATAAAGCCTGCTATGGAAAAACACAGAGAGAAGCTGAGAGGAAAGCGCAAGAGGTTAAAGAGGCTTTGCATCGGGGATTAAATCTTGCGTCACAAAATGACACCTTTGAACACTGGGCAAAAGAATGGTTAAAAATTAAAGAAACCGAAGTATCTGAGAGATGGTATAAAAATTTAGAGGGTTATGTTGACGGATTATCCGCTTTAAATAATTTAGAAGTAAAAAAAATAAAAGCAGCAGATATTCAATCGTTGCTGTTGGAAAGAGCAAGAAAAAACCCAAAAACTCATAAACCTACTTCAAGAAGAACATTAAAAGGGTATAGAGATGCCGCTGAACAAATTCTACAGTTGGCGATTGATAATAGGGTAATGGACTATAATCCGGCTAGAGCAGTTAAGCTCCCAGCCGGGCAGCCTAAAGAGCAGCGTAGGGCATTGACAGAAGTAGAACAACAGTGGATTTTAAATACCCCTCATAGGGCAAAGCGAGCAGCTATGATTATGATGTATTCCGGATTGAGAAGGGGAGAGCTGATCCCATTAACTTGGGGAGACATCGATTTTAAAGAGCGGACAATACGTGTAAATAAATCTGTTGAGATGGTAAATGGCTGCTCCGTTCTTAAGTCTGGTGCAAAAACACAAGCTGGAAATAGAACAGTTAATATTCCTATTATATTAGTTGATTATCTAAAGGAAGAATTGAAAAAGGAAAAAGAAAAAGGCACTGTTCCCGTTCTTGTATGTCCATCAGCATCTGGCAAGATGATGACTGAAAACGCCTGGCGCCGCATGTGGGAATCGTATCTAATTGATCTCAATTTTAAGTATGGGAATAACATTGACAAAAAAGGCAAGAGAGCAAAATCAAAATATAATAGTAACGGAATCGTTTTGACAATTCCTAATATAACTGCCCATTGGCTGAGGCATACTTTTGCTACGATGCTTTATCTTTCCGGAGTTGATGTACTAACAGCAAGGGATCAATTAGGTCATAGTGATATCAAAACTACGCTTGAAATATATACTCATTTGGATCAGCAATACAAAAAGAAAAATATTTGCAAATTGGACGAATACTTGCAAAATAAAGCTTCATATTGACTTTTGGGATTCAATGGTGTATTATATGTCACGGCTTAACATGTGCATCAAAATGTGTATCGAATGTTAAAAATACTAGATATAATCGGAAGATATATTAGATTCCGATTCTGAAGGCCGGGGGTTCGAATCCCTCCGGGCGGGCCAATGAAAAACCGCATGGTTAAGCCAATTTTGAGCTTTTCTGTGCGGTTTTTTCTTTGCTGTTTTAGTATTAAAAAGACGATTTGATACACATAAAACCTTATACATGTGTATCAAAATGTGTATCAGAAAAAATGCTTTTGTTAAGTCAATCTACATTATTGAAAGGGTATGACGCTAATGAAAGACAAAAAAAGAAAAATCGTATTATTGAAATCAATTAACGAAAACATGAATGCGGTAGTAGTAAATCAAGAAATTATCTATTCACGGTTAGAAGCTATTATAAAGAAAATGGACAAACTGGAGAAAGATCATAATGTTATCATTGAAACGACTTCTATAGAAAAATAAAAAAAGCCCTCCCCACCGAAAACGGTAAGGAGAGCGGAGTTATATAAGGTTCATCACGTGATTGATCGAGCAGCGTTTTACGTGGCTTGAATCCCCGCAACGGAAATTAACCTCACAAAAAAGGCTGTTTTTGAGGTCTTCTAATGGATATAAGCGTTTAATACCACAAAAAGGCCATAATTAATAATATAAGCCCCCAGGAAAATCCCGGGGGCTGTCTTTCTATTATTCGCTTTTCTTAGGTTCGGTATAAGTAAGTGCCTGGCTGGAATCGCTTAGACCCTTGGTGGTAGGGTCATTTAACAGGTTCCATACAGATACCAGAACCGACACCACGATTACGGGACTCTGGGCGGCCTGTAAGAACACGTTTCCCACAGCCTGCCAACTTGTCATATCCTCCCAATTAAAGCCCAGACAGGCCAGCATGGGCAGGAAAATAGACGCTGCCAGATTGAACCAGAACACAGGGTTTTTAAACCGTACCTTCCAGTTGATTTTCATTTTAGTTCCTCCCTTAACTCGTCGATTCGGCGATGGGCGCTTTTCACGCTGTCCTCCACCTTATACATTCTTTCAATCAGGTTATTGTGCTTAGCTACTCTTTCTTCGAGCTTTTGAATCCGGTAGGTGGTCAGCCGACTGGAAACTAAAATGCCTCCCAGGCTTCCCATGATGGTTCCCAGCAGAGAAATGACGGAGACGATGATTTCTGTTGACATCAGCTCCACCGCCTTACTCGATTACAATCTGAAGCTTTCCGATGGGTTTGCCAAAAGCGCCCGCGTAGCCGTCCTGGCCGTTTCCGGTTTCATTATCATACTGCCAGGGATAATAGCTTCCTCCCACAGGAGCGACCCGGTATTTGGCTTTCTTATACGGCCTGATGCTGTCCGGGGTGTAATAATACACTTCAACAGCGTCAATCTCCAAACCGTTTCCCGCATAGCCGTTTACAGCGTCGTTGATGTTGCAGCCGGTCACATAGGGAAGCCAATTGCCGCCCTTAATATGTACCCGGTACTTTACGGAACCAGCGGAAACACGAACAGCGACATCAGTGACGGCTCCGGTAAATCCCGCGTAATCCTCAAGGTTTTTCACCTCGGGAAGCCAGCCGTCCGCCTTGGTTCTTACCCGGTAATATACATCTACCGTTTTCGCTGGCTCGGGCGCGGGAGCTGGAGTTGGAGTTGGCTTATTAAAACCATTAAGGCCCTTCTCCTT